TTGGCGCGTACACGGTGCCCGAAGGAACAAACGTGCTGCAATACCTAACACAAATCAATGAAACCGCCGAGTTCGGTCGTTTGTTCATGTCACGCGATGGGGTGCTTACATTTCAGAATCGCATTGGGAACACGTTGAGCGCACCTGTCGCCGCGTTCCATGATGACGGAACCAACTTCAAGTATGACGGGGTGGGCATCTCGTTTGAAGCGGACTCGGTGGTGAACCGTGCGGTCGTTTCTGGTCTTAGTGGGTCAAGCCATACCGCGACCGACCCTGCATCGATTGCCACATATTTCATTCAGACCGTGAGCATCACTAACAGCCTGTTGCATGACGCTGGACAAATTCAAGACGCCGCCGAGTACCTGTTAAACCCAGAGCCCGAACCGCGCTACACGTCTGTGGCAACCAAATATCTAATGCTGACCACAGCTCAAAAAGACACTCTGGCTACCGTGGATATTGGCGACACCATCAGCGTAGAAAAGTCATTCGCTAGCGGTACTGGCACAACCCAGTTGGCTCAAGAGCTTTCAGTTGAGGGCATCGAGCATCGGCTGGATTTCAGCACAGGCCACAGCATCCTGTATAGCACGGCGCCAACCACAATCGTTTACGAGTTCATTTTGGATGATGCGATCTATGGCGTACTTGACGCCGAAAATGTCTTAGGATAGGGGGCACTATGGCACTTCCAGTTACGTTCGTTGCAGGCGATGTCCTTGAGGCGTCGCAACTTAATTCTAATTTCACTTATTTAGACGGCAAAAACGCAGGTCTTGTTTGTGTCAAAGCCGAAACACCATTTACGGCAACAACCAGCGTTACTGCTGACGGCGTATTTACAAGCGCATATACAAATTATCTTGTTTGGTATTCGGCAACAGGAACTGGCACTCATGATGTGACTATGCAACTTCGTACTGGCGGTGTCACAGCGACAAGCGCATATTCGTACGAAATTTTTCTAGCAAACGGCGGTACTTTAACAGGCGTCAGGTCATCTAGCCAGAGTTCAATGTTGCTAACTTCAGCATTAAGAAATGGAATTAAATCTACATTGTCTTTTACTGTTGGTGGCCCTCAACTTGCAGCATCTACACAAATTTTGTCTCAGGCTGTTGATTATTCTGGAACCGACCCGACATTGCCGACAATGTACAACATCACAGGAATACACAGCACAGCGACCGCCTACGACGGGATAATCATTAGTACAGCAGGCAACGCAACAGGCTATTACGCAATTTACGGCTATTCAAAGACGGTCTAATTATGAAAATCAATGACAACGGAATTGAACGCGAGATGACAGAAGAAGAAATTGCCAACCATTCAGTCATTTTTGCTGAAATTGAAACAAATAAAAATGAACAAGCACAAGCCGATGCAGACCGTCAAGCACTCAAAAAAGCAACACTTGCCAAACTTGGGCTAACTGCCGAAGAAGCCGCCGCCCTACTGTCGTAATGCGATGGATACTCAAATCGTGGTGGCTCTTGTCGGTGGTGGTTTCGCTGTGTTGGTTGCGCTCATTAGCAAAATCGGACACGACAACAAAAAAGACCACGGCATTGTGCACCAAGCCTTGGGTCGAATAGAACAGAAAATTGATGGACATGTTGAAGATCACAAGTAAAGACAAAGCAATGTTGGCCAGTTATGCACGGTCACTTGTCGGCGCGCTCATGGCTGTGTACTCGACAGGAGCCACAGACCCAGCCGATTATGCCAAAGGCGCGATCGCAGCAATCATCCCACCAATTATGCGTTGGGTAAACAAAAACGATCAGGCTTTTGGACGTGGCAACAGCCAAAGTTAAACCAGGCGCACGCCCATATTTGGGCAACGCTGACGGCCCATCAGCAGGCCCACGTGCCGGCATGAATGAGTTTATTAAACAAGTGATCTATCATTCAAATGGCGCGCTGTGGAATAACGGCAGTTACGGTCGGCGCGACATGAAAGGCAAGCCAGGCAGTTTGTCGGTACATGCCACAGGTCGCGCGGTGGACTTGTCGTATCGTGGGAGCGCGCGCAGACCCCAAGCGTCACGTCAAGCCGCCATGCCAACCATTCAGAAGTTGGTGCAGAACGCTAACGAGTTGGGCATAGAAATGATTATTGACTACATGCCAAAACCGTTTGGTCGAGCATGGCGTTGTGATCGGCAAGCCTGGAAGAAGTACAGCAAGCCCACTATCAAGGGAGCACCTGGGGGCGACTGGTTCCATATTGAGATTTCACCCCAGGCAGCTGACTCGGTGATCTTCGTTAAAGCCGCATTCTTAAAGGTTTTCGGGGAAATCCCACCTAAGCCTTGATCTATTGTCTAGGGTCGGAGTACCGACAAAAGGACAGGCAATGACTGAACCGCAAATTGTGGACTACAGCGTCTATACGGGAGTGATGGACAACGGTCAGCAAATACTGGTGCAGATATTTACTAGCCCAGAGTCGGGCAAGTTCCTGATGGGACAAATCGCATTCAGCACGGCAGCCTCAAATTGGGGTCAGCCCATACCTTTGGAGAAACGATGAACTATTTTGCAGAAAAATTGATCGGGCTGGTACTTTGTACCGTTTTCGGCTTTACGGTCGCCATGGGCGCTCCTGACGCGTCTGACGCCCCGTCTGGCACCATTGCGCTGGCACCGATAAGCGTCCAGCCGTACCTGATTGAGCCAACCACGACCACCAGCTCAACGGTCTTCATTGACCCATACGCATCAGCCTGTGAGCAATTTAGCGCGCTAGCCGTCAACCTTGGCTGGCCTGCCGATCAGCGAACCGTGCTCGAATCCGTGATGTTCCGTGAATCGCGCTGCACACCAAACGTCATAAACGGCAAAGACCCAAACGGTGGGTCACGTGGCCTTATGCAGATCAACGGATTTTGGACACCCTGGCTAATCGAGCGCGGCCTGATCACAAGCGCAGAAAACTTGTTACAGGCAGATGTTAATTTGCGGTCAGCGTTAGAAATCTACAATTACGGCGTAGACCGTTACGGTTACGGCTGGGGGCCATGGAGTGCAACAAAATGAGCGAAGGCGTCGCATGGAATCAAGGCGAATTATCCGAAGAAACACGAAAACTCGTATTGGAGCGCACCGAAATGATTAACCACAACATGGCAATCTTTGCACTTATTGACGAAATTGCAGACACACGCCAAAACCCACACGCCAGCATCATCAGGCGTTTACAAACGATGAAAAACCAGTTGTCACTTAATGAACCAATGCCATTGTATGACGTGACTACACTCGATTTAGCAATCAAAGCATTACAAGCACATTCCTAACCGACACAGGAGATTCCGACAATGAAAACCTGCACAGTTTGCAAAGGCTCAATCGCCTACCCAGAGATACAAGGCAAAACACACTTTGTCTGTGACGGCCGTGTGCCGGCAAAACGCCACGACCCATTTATCCAGGGGATGATCGCGTCACAGTCATCTGCTGATGCGCGCTGGACACGCCCAGAGCAAAACCAAGTAGATGCGGCGATCGCACACGTGGCAAAAACCAAAGGCATCTTCACCGCCGATGACGTGTGGCAACACTTAGGCGCCGACTTCCCTGTCACTAAAGGGTTGGCTGGACGGCTTAACGCAGCATCACGCCGTGGCATCATCCGAAACACAGGCGAACTGGCATACGCGAACCGTGGTGGCGAACATGACCATGCACAGCGCCTAAGCGTCTGGGCAGGCATCTGATGGGCTTTGATCTAAGCAACTACGAGACAGTCGAGCAACGACTAGTCCGATGGTGGGCCGCATATCCGAACGGGCGCGTGTACACGTGCATGATGAACTACACAGGCGATGCTTGCGTGTTCTACTGCGAGCTGTACGCCGACAAGGACGACAAGGTGCCAGTCGCGACAGGCTACGCCGAAGAAATCAAATCAGACCGTGGCGTGAATGCAACCTCGTTCGTGGAGAACTGTGAGACCAGCGCGATCGGTCGCGCTATTGCCAACTGCCCGTTGCAGGCGCCGGCATCAGGCCCTAGGCCGTCACGCAATGAGATGCAAAAGGTCGAGCGTTTAACTACACCACCGCAACCGCAAGAGCATATAGCCTCTGGTGCCTTTGCAACACCAAAGCAGATCGGCTACATTAAAAAACTTGCCAAGGATGCAGGACTGGATGATTTGGGGTTATTGGAGTTGATACAGCGCGAACTGAACAGCGATGAGGCTGTGCTGGAGTTGTTAAAGAGCCATGAGGCAAGCAAAGTGATTGGAGCATTGCGATGACATTGGATGAGATGATTAAAAGCGTTGACGCGTTATGCGAGGTGCATGCAAAGATCAGCGCGCAACAATTCACACGCAAAGACGAAGCGCTCCAATACGTGGGATGGGCAATCATCGGTCTGACCGAAACAATTTGGCATAAGGGGCTGGGCATTGAAGCCTGATCTAAAGATGAGCGAAGCCGAGTTTAAGGACATGGTGATCAGCATTGCTAAGCGTTACGGCTGGCTTGTGCATCATGATCTGCCGGCACAGAACACTCGAGGACGCTGGATGACAAACGTGCAAGGCGATGTGGGATTTCCTGATCTGTTCATGGTGCACCCATTCCAAGGCGGTAGGCCGTTAGTAATTGAGTTGAAGGCAGAGAAGGGCAAATTGACGCCTGGACAAAAGATTTGGTTAAACGCTTGTGAGATGGCTGGCTGTCATGCAGCCGTCTGGAAGCCAAGCGACATGGAGTACATTCTCTATACATTAAGCAATCCGAGGCAATAAGACATGGGCGGAAGGAACGGCAAAGTGAGAACATGGTGTTGTGTAACGTGTGGCGCGTCACGCACAACAGTTGGCTCTGGTCGTAATGGCAAATACTGCTCACCAAAATGTCGTGATCGTCACCTTTACAAACCTAAGACAACGCGAACAAGGAGTTTTAACAAAAGAGCGTTCATATTGGAATCAAAGATTGCCAGGGGTAATTGCATGGATTGCGGTTACGAAATGTCAGTACGCACAGCGCGAGCATTTGACTGGGACCACAGAGACCCGCACACCAAAAGCTTTGAATTGTCTAATCCGCCTGCTGGCGCAACAATGCACGAGTTGCTGGAAGAAATGGCAAAGTGTGACGTGATATGCAGAAACTGTCATGCGCTGCGTCCAACCTCACATCTAGGAAGGCTTATCAAAACACCTCAAAGGCAACTGTCTTTGGGTGGTATCTTCGACCTCTAAACAATCGGCTAGTCGCACGGCCTACACCCCTCGCAAGGTGAAAGGTATAAAACACGGTGACGTGGGTAGATCAGCGCGCCTTGAATCATGCAACACGAAATGCGTCAGGCAAAGCGTTGAGGCGAGTCGTAAACATAATCGACTGATGAGTGCATAGGGTACGGGTTAGGGCAACCCCGTGGGTGGAGCATTCATCCCTGTGTCTTTGGTTCGTTCGCATAACATAGATATAACAAACAGATCGCACCAAACATGGAGACACACACATGAGTCCGACATCATTGACAAGAGCAAAGCGCGCAAGCGCTGCGCTAGCACAAGCCGAAGGCGCGTGAGCATGAAAAACCCTGAATACTCCACCGACAGATACAAGTCAGCCAGACATGAGCTGCTTCGAGACAGCCCTACATGCCATTGGTGTCATCGCAATCCAGCAACAGAACTAGATCACCTTGTAGAAGTAGATCGTGGTGGTTCATTAGAAGACGGATACGTTGCAAGTTGCAAGCCATGCAATGCAGCACGCGGAGCAATTCATCGCAACCGCAAACTCGCAAACGCAAAGCAAAACAGAGAGAAAGCAATAAACGATTTTTTATATACGGATTTAAGAACCCCGAGCCCCAATGAAGATTTTGTCGCAACCAGCCGAGATCAGCCTGAACTAGCGCCAACTGGCCATGATCGGCCGAGATTGGAAACGATGGTGCCCGATCATGCCGGCTCACTAGCTGGGCTTGTGGGGGACATGGCAAAACAGGTACTGCAAATTGATTTGATGCCATGGCAAATACATGCTCTTGAAGGGATGCTGGCGGTTGACGCCGATAACAAGTTTGTGCATCGCTCGAGCCTCGTGTCGGTTGCGCGTCAGAACGGTAAGACCACAATTATCCAGGCGTTGATTCTGTTTTGGCTTGTAGAGATGCCCAAGATTAGGGGTGGAAAACAGACTGTTGTTTCGGGCGCGCACAGACTTGATCTTGCGTGCTTGTTGTTTGATGATCTGTCACCAATCCTTGAAGAGTATTACGGCGCCAAGATCGTCAAATCATACGGCCGTTATCAGGCCACAATGCCAGACGGCAGCAAGTGGTGGGTTAAAGCGTTAAAGCCAAACCAAGGTCACGGTATGAGCATTGACTTGGTAATCGTTGACGAGTTGTTTGACGTCAACCCTGACTCGGTTGAGGGCGGTCTGTTGCCGGCACAGCGCGCACGCAAAAACCCTTTGGCATGTTTCTTCAGTACTGCTGGCACCGAGGAATCTGTGCTGTTTCAGCGTTGGCGTGAGGCTGGCATTCGAGCAATTGACAAAGGTGAACCGTCAACGATGTACATGGCGGAATGGAGCCCAGACCCCAGCCTTGACCCGCTGCACCCTGCGTCATGGGCGTGGGGTAATCCTGCACTTGGCCACACGTTGGACATGGACACAATTAGGCAAGAATCAACAAACCCAGATCGCGCATCATTCCTGCGGGCCAGTCTCAACCTTTGGGTGAGTGTTGTGCGCGGATGGATTGAGCCAGGGCGTTGGCCGTCATTGGAATACACAGGTGACATACCTAGCGGTGGGGTCGTGGCGATCGAGTCTTCGCTTGACGACTCCCGATATAGCGCGACCAGATGCGTCAACTTGTCAGACGGTCGGGTGCTAGTCACCGTGGCCTTTATCGCCGAGTCAATCACAGAGCTGTGGGAAAACGTGCAGGAACTCGCCAAAGACCCAACAATCAGGTTTGCCCTGTCGCCAACCGTGGACGCCACATGCCCACCGAACATTGAGCGCCGCAGGGTCGTGGTCGGTTACGCCGAACTAGGACGGTTTACGCCGCTTGCCAAAAACATGATCGCGGAAGCACGCTTACTGCACACAGGAGAAAAACTGTTAGCCGAACACGTCCAGCGCGCTGTTGCTGTTCGCACCGACAACACGATCGTGCTATCAAGCAAGCGATCACCTGGCCCGATTGAGTTAGCGCGCACAATGGTCTGGGGAATCGGCATGTGTGCCCGTCCTACAAACAGCGCAAAGCCCATGCTTGTTGCAGTAAATAACTAAGATAAACGCGGCGACCGCGCACCTTGCCTTTTGTCGGAATCGGATAAGTCATGCGCGGTTGCCACTTATATGACAAAGTAGGAACATGGCGATTTTTAGCAAACAACGTAAAGCAACCATAAGCCCAGCGCCTAGCGTGACGGCTGCGGTTGCTGGCGGTTACACAAGTAACGCGCAAGGCGTAAACATGATCGGCCAGTATTACAGTTATCAAGAAGGCGAAGCGCGCAATCGCGCAATCAGCGTGCCAACAATTAACCGTGCTCGCGATCTCATGGCATCAGTTATCGGCTCAATGCCATTGAAAATGTACAACGAAATGTGGAACGGCGATGAAATGGAAAAGGTGTACATTGCGCCGCGTTCATGGATTCGCCGACCAGACCCAACGGTGTCGTTTCAATTTTTGATGTCGTGGACACTTGACGACCTTATGTTTTTTGGTCGCGCATTTTGGTACATCACATCACGCACAGCTGACGGTTACCCTGCCACTTTCACTCGACTGCCTGCCGGCTCAATAACTACGACCGACATGGTTGGCCCTGTGTGGTTTGCACCATCCAAAGAGGTGTACTTCAACGGCGGAATGTTAGACCCAGCAAACCTTGTGCAGTTTTTATCACCCGCTCAAGGAATAATTTATTCAGCACCAGGCGCAATTGAAACGGCGCTTAAGTTAGAAAATGCGCGTAATCGCAACGCAAACTCGCTGATTCCAGCGGGCGTCCTCCAGGTAACGGGAGGTGAACCGTTAAGCGCGCAAGAGTTGGCCGATCTTGCTAGCGCGTTTAATGCAGCTAGAGCCACAAACGCCACGGCTGCGCTTTCAGAGAATCTTAAGTACATTGAAACAACAGCAACACCAGACAAAATGCTTTTAATTGAAGCAAGCCAATACCAAAGTCTCGAATGCTCCAGGCTTGCTAATACCCCTCCATACCTTGTCGGCGTCGCTACTGGCGCGTACAGTTACCAGTCAAGCCAACAAGCGCGCGCCGATCTTTACTTGTTCGGTGTGAAATTGTATGCCGACGCAATCGCTGGCGCGCTGTCAATGGACAACGTGCTACCGCGCGGAACATACGTAGAGTTTGACGCAGACGAATACCTAGAAGAAAACTTCATGGCCGACCGCGCAGACGACGAAGTAATTGTTAGAGAAAACACACAAGAGGAGTTATCACGATGATCAAACTAATCGCAGGAGAGTTCACGCTTGACGCTGCCAAAGGCGACGCACCACGTCGCACCATCAGCGGAGTAGCCGTCCCTTACAACGTGCCGGCAGTAGTTAGCGATGGCACAGCTGTGATCTTCCGCCCAGGCTCATTGCCAGTCGAAGGCAAAGCACCACGCCTGTTTATGTACCACGACGCAAGCATGCCGGTAGGCGTTGTGACCGAGCGCGCCGAAACCGAAGAAGGCATGATGTTTAGCGCCAAGATCAGCGCAACCAGCCTCGGCAACGACGCTTTGGTTATGGCCATGGACGGCACCATTGACCAAGTATCGGTGGGCGTAAATCCAACCAAGTTCTCATACGACGAAGAAGGCACAATGGTCATTGAGTCAGCCGACTGGATGGAATTGTCCCTAGTTCCGATCGGCGCTTTCGGCGATGCAGCAAACATCACCAAAGTCGCAGCGAGTATCCACCAAGAGCCCGAAGAAGTAGTGTTAAATGAAGAAGTAACCCCAGTAGAGGAGAAACAAAAAATGTCCGAAGTAAACGAAACCGCAGTCGAGGCAACCATCCCTACTGCACCAGTATTTGCACAAGCAAAGCGCAAGTTTGATTTGCCAACCGCAGGTGAATACCTTGCAGCAATGCACATCGGCGGAGAAACATTCCGCAACGTTGCAGCAGCCGCACGCGATTACGCATTGTCAAAGCAAAGCGCATTGCAAGCAGCTGCCGGTTCAGGCGGCGATACAAATACCGAAAACACGCCTGGCCTCTTGAGCCAAATCGTGCTCGGACCTGTTTTTGCGGATCTTAACTACATCCGTCCTGTAGTTTCAGCCGTTGGTGCTCGCGCAATGCCAGACGGTGGCAACCAAAAAACATTTATCCGTCCAACATGGACAACGCACACTTCGGTTGCATCACAGGCAAGTGAACTTGCTGCAGTATCGGCAACCAGTCCCCAAATTGCCTCGAACGTGGTCAGCAAGACAACCCTAAGTGGCCAAGTGACCCTCTCCGTACAGGACGTGGATTTCACGAGCCCCGCATCAATGGAAATTATCTTGCGTGACCTCGCAGGACAATACTTGTTGGAAAGCGACAACGTTGCAGCCGATGCAATTACTTCAGGTGCATCTGCATCAGGTTCAACTTGGACTTACAACAACACCGACCCATCAACTTTGTTCGCAGCGCTCTACGATGCAGCAACCGACATTCTGACTGCAAGCAACTTTTTGCCTGACCACATTTTCGTGTCACCAAACGTGTGGAAATTAATGGGCCAGCAAATGGACGCAGACAACCGTTCAGTATTTCCATACGCTGGCGCTGCCGGTCTCATGGGCGTAAACGCTGCAGGAACCGCAAACATCACACAGCTCAACACGTTCAACCCGTTCGGTCTGAACCTTGTTGCCGATCGCAACTTTGCTGCAAACACAATGGTTGTTGCAAAAGCATCAGCAATCGAGTTCTACGAGCAGGTACGTGGCTTGATGTCAGTAGAAGCACCATCCACACTTGGACGCGTGTTCTCCTACTACGGATACGTTGCAACGTTCATCGCAGACAGCGATCTCGTCAAGTCCATCACCGTCAGCCCTTGATTCGAAAGGTAGGCCCTAGTAATGGCCACCTATTCGGTCACTAACAAGTACCTAATTGACAACTACGCCGTACTGCAACTCCTGACCCCCAGCGAGATTGCAGTCGGCCAGTCAATTACGGTTGCAGGCGTTGACGCCACATTCAACGGCACCTACACGGTGCGCGCATTGCCACAGTATTTGTACATTGGCGTTGACAGCCAGGGCGACCTGCTGTACGACTACCAGTTGCCTATTGCTGATCAAGTGCTTTACGCCAAAACCGCTGACGATGTCGAGCGTGTCGCCGCGTCTGGCACCGTGTCTTATGCGCCAGTATGCACATGGGTAACAGCCTCGGACGTCATGACATACCTTGGCATCACGATCACGAACCCGTCAGACGATTACACGTTGCTCACGCAATCCGTGTCGGCAGGCAACCAGTTCTGTTATCGCAGACGACAGGAGAGCTCGTATATCGACTCCCTAACGACTTCACCGAGCGGTGACGTCACTTTGGGCACGATCATGTATTGCGCCGCTCTATGGCGCTCCAGAGGGTCAATAGAGGCAACCTACGCCACGTTTGACGGCATGGGCTCGGCACCACAGCAAAGCCTGACCCCGATCGTCAAGCAGCTGCTTGGCATCCCACGTCCAGCGGTTGCCTAATGGCTTACACCGACCTGTTTAACGAAGCAATTGATGATGTCACGGCAACGCTGACCGCGGTATCTGGTTTGCGCGTTGTAAACGACCCAACCAAACTTGTGCCAAATTGCGTGTATTTGGATGCACCAAACTTCACAACAATTGCTGGCAATGGCAACGTGGTGCGACTCGAGTTTCCTGTAAAGGTGATCGGGTCAGGCCCAGCAGGTTTGCCGGTTCTGCGTCAGATTCTTAGCATTGTGGCAAGCGTGCTTGGCTCGCCGATCATTGTTATGGCTGGTCGTCCGTCAAGCCTTGAGATCGGTGGCGCGTTGTACCCGTGCTATGACCTTGATTGCGCTATCCAAGCCCAGACTTCGTAATCCACTACAAGCGAACATAAATAATCTAATATCAGAACAGAACTAAGGAGCACTAAATGGCAACATCAACTTACCTTTCAAACCCAGTCGTATTGATCGGCGCGACTAGCGCATCAACAACCGACATCACCGATATGGTTTCTGCATGCAGCCTCGTTGTCACCAAAGAGGCTCTTGAAGATACGGCGTTCGGCCAAAATTCCCGCACCATGACGGGGGGCCTCTACTCGAATAATTGCACATTGAGCATTTATGCCAGTTATGCAACAAGCGAGTCGTATAGCGTTTTGTCGGCACTATTGGGCACCAAGTGTTATATCAAAGTCACTCCAGCGTCTGGTGCTAACTCGGCAACGAATCCAGGGTTTGAACTAACCGACACCTTCATGAGTTCGCTACCAGTCGTAAACGCAAATTTGGGTGAGCTTTCAGTTTACGAGATAGAGCTACAAGGCGGCTCGTACACAGTTGATGTAAGTTAATTCAACGGCTCCAAGCCGACATAGGAGAAACAATGAAAATCAAGTTGCAGTTGAAGCGCACGCCCGACAGCGCGCTCGAGTACTACTACACCAACCTGTTTGTGGTTACGGAATGGGAACGGCTTGAGCGTCGCAACATCCAGCAACTATCAACACAACCGCTGTACAGCGATTACTGCTGTTGGATGCACACAATTTTAAAACTTAAAGGTGAGCAAGTCGGCGACAACTGGCGTGACTGGATTAGCAAAAACCCAGAGCTGGAGATTATTCCGGTATTGGACGAGACTGACCCAAACCCTACGGACGCGGCACCTACCGCCGCCAACTAGCAGAAATACTGGTCGCGGTCGGTTGGTGGCCTAGCGACATTGTGTTTGACGCTCGAGACATAGCAACGGTCATTAAAGTGCTTAACGACGCAAACAAAAAACGGAGATGACGTGGCGGAAGTATCGGCAAGGGTTGAGGTTGTAGGGCTTAAGGATGCCTTAAAGACTTTAAACAAGATTGACAAGTCTTTGCGCCGAGAAATCACCAAGGATTACAAGCGCATTGTTCAGCCTGTTATTGACGACGCAAACAAACTTGTGCCTACTGGCGTCCCGTTGTCTGGTATGGCGCGCAACTGGCAAACCAAATCAGGGTTTCAGATCTTGCCGTGGATACCTGGCATGAAACAAAAGATCGCCGCTAAAATCAATACTCGAGCAATCAAAGAATACGGCGGGAACACCACCAATGTGGGCACGTTTGCTATTCAATGGAAAGGCGCAACAGGCACCATGTTTGACACGTCTATGGCTGGCTCGCTTGGCCGTGCGCTAACTGCACGCTATGGCAGTCGTTCGCGAGTAATGTGGAAAGCGTACGAGCAACGCCAAGGTGATGTCATGTCCGAGATGGAACAACTGGTCAAGCGCGTCATGGAAGAAGCAAACAGAGAGACCGCGTAATGGCAATCAATATCCCGATCATTTCAGAGTTTGACGGCAAAGGGATTAAGAAGGCTATTGCCCAATTTAAGCAACTGGAAACAACGTCAGAGAAAGCCCAGTTTGCTATTAAGAAAGCGGCGGTGCCGGCA